CCAAATTCGAGCTTAATAGAACAATGTTTTATGGATAATTTTTATGGTCTAACAAATTATATCATACTGAGCTAGGAACTCGCTAAACTCAACTGGAGGGAAAAATGATTGCAAATATAATTATCATAGCCTACGTGCTATTACTGATTATTGGCCTGTTCATTACACCTTACGCAATTGGAAAGCCAAGAAGTCCAATAGGTGTCGGAACTGCAACCTTTAATATATTATTTGGGATTGCGTTTCTAATCTCGTTATATTTTAAATTAATTAATTAAACAAAAAAGCCCACGGCAATGGGCTTCGGCAACTGAATTTCTAACTTAATTATACCACAAAAGGAGAATTTGATGAATGGCAGATAAGTTAGATAGAATTATTGGAGATTACTTGACAGGAAAGTTAGCAGCAAATATCAAAGCTAGAGAGCTTGATTTAAGGGCTAGAAAACCTACAGATAATCTTGGGATTAGAACACAATCATTTGGAATAGCACCGCAAGAGTCGGAATTTTTAAGAGTTGAGGAAGATGAACTCAATGGCATTCTCGGAAAAATGAAAAGGCAAAAAGAAATACTTGATATGTTTTGGGATGTCGAGTGTAGTGAGACGAAACAAGCTTTACTTCTTCATTATCAGCAAAGAATGACATGGTACGGAGTAGCTCAAGAGATGTTTGTAGGTGTTACCACATTATGGCGTTGGAACAAATCTTTTAAAGAAATGATTAGACCTTACTTATAAGTGGTAAAATCGTGAAATGTTTTTGAATGATTCGTTGAATTTTACCCCGTGTTTTAAGTGGTATACTTATATCATGGTTTAAGACGACGAGCCAATACTCATAATTCTCCAAGTGATAAAAACTGCTAGAAATAGCGGTTTTTTTGTGTAGATTTTTAGAAAGGAGGAGAAATGGCAAAAGCTAAATATGAAGAATGGATTTTAGAAGAAGGTTTACTCAAGATTCAAGGTTGGGCAAGAGATGGCTTAACAGAGGAGCAAATCGCTCATAATATGGGGATTGCTGTTTCAACTCTGGGTAATTGGAAAAAAAGTCATCTGGAGATTTTGGAGGCCCTAAAAAAGGGTAAAGAAGTTGTTGACATTCAAGTCGAAAATGCTTTGTTAAAACGTGCTTTAGGTTATGAATTTGTTGAAGTAACTAAAGAATTAACGGATGCTGGTTTATTGGTAACAAAAGAAGTTACTAAACAACAAGCACCAGATACAACTGCGGCAATTTTCTGGCTTAAAAATCGTAAGCCGAATGAATGGCGCGATAAAAGAGAAACACAAATTTCTGGTGACATTGGGGTTCGTAATCCTATGCAAAACCTAACGGAAGAAGAACTTCGGAGGTTAGCAAATGGCATTGATGGAACATGATATGAACAAAATTCGTGAGGAGGCCCTTAAAGAGCTTGCTAGAAGAAATTATATTGATTATTTCTACTACGCTAATAACTGTACTTTTGAACCGTTGAGACATCAAAGGTATATTGCTCCTTATTTGCAACGAATATCAGACGGTGAGCGTCTTTTTATTATCGTTGAATTACCACCTCAACATGGGAAATCAACATTCATTACAGAATCTTTCCCCTCATATTATTTGATGAAGAATCCAGATAAACTTGCAATGGTTGTTTCTTACTCAGAAGAGCTTTATAAAAAGTTTGGTAGAAAAAACCGAGAAAAGTTTAGAACTTTTAGCAAGGAATTATTTGATTTAGAAATTAGTTCTGATACTGCTAGTGTTTCAGAGTGGGGAATAGATAAACATTTAGGGCAACTTTACAGCACATCAATTTTAGGTGGAGCTACAGGTCGTGGTTCAAATTTACTTATTATAGATGACCCTATAAAAAATAGGGCTGAGGCGGAATCTAAAACTATTCGTGACAAGATATATAGCGAATGGCAAGATACCTTTTACTCCCGTTTATCTGCTGATGGTTCTGTGATTGTTATCATGACTAGATGGCATGAGGATGATTTAGCAGGACGACTTCTTAAAGAAAATAAATTACCATGGATTGAAATAAAAATACCAGCAGTTGCAGAAGAAAACGACTTATTAAATCGTGAAATTGGTGAATCTCTTGCTCCTGAAATCGGAAAAGATGAAGAATGGGCAAGACAAACTAAAGAAGTAACTGGCTCTCGTGGTTGGGCTGCTTTGTATCAACAAAGACCAACGCCAGCTGGAGGTAATATTTTTAAACGGTCATGGGCTAAGTTTTATGTACCTACACTCGAAATGAAAGTTAAATTAGGACTTGGCGATGATGTAAAAGTTATGCCAAGTCATTTTGATATTCAAATGCAATCATGGGATTGTACGTTCAAAGATAAAAACACATCTGACTTTGTTTCTGGTCAAGTATGGGCGCGTGCTGGTGTCGAAAACTATTTGTTAGACCGTCACCATGAGCGAATGGGGATAGTTGATACAATGAAAGCTATTGAAGTCATGACAGCCAAGCATCCAGAAGCTATTGGAAAACTTATTGAGGATAAAGCCAACGGTTCTGCAGTAATTGAAATGCTACAGAAAAAAATAAAAGGTATAGTACCAGTAAATCCACAAGGTGGTAAAGAAGTAAGAGCGCAGGCGGTATCTCCTCTATGGGAGGCTGGCAATGTTTATTTGCCACATCCACTATGGAAATCATATAGTGACGAGATACTTGATGAGTTGACTGCTTTTCCAAATGGAGCGCATGACGATGATGTCGATAGTATGACTCAGGCACTTGTCAGATTAGATAAAAGGCCAGTACACACAAGAAGAGAAAATAGAACAACAGCATTTTAGGGAGGTGATAAATTGACATCTAAAATTATTAGTGGTGGGAAATCTGGTGGAATTCCCAAAGGTTTAAAGAAGCAGGCTGTTATGGCAGATGAAAGCAGGGTATTAGCTTCTGTTATCAAAAGCGAAAATGGAGAACAGAGTTTTAGAAGAGATTTGACTTTAATTAGTCCTCCTTATGATATTGCTGCTTTGAGAGATGTTGTTGATAATAGCAATATCCTCAATCAATGTATTGAAGCTTATGCGACTAATGTTGCAGGTTTTGGCCTTGATTTGAGATACAAAATGGATGATTCTAACGAAAATGAGGAGACAAAAGCAGAATGGGATGTTCTTACAGAATTACTCAATGAATTAAGCTTTGAACGTCCGCCTAAAGAAATTATTCAAGAAGTTATTCGTCAAGTTGAAGAATGCGGGAATGGATATTTTGAAGTAATCAGAAATGGCGTTGGCCATGTTGTAGGAATTGATTCAATCAAGCCTGAATTTATGACAGTTACCAAGCAGAATGTAGTAACTAATGGCCAAGGGCAACAAATTAAGGTTAGATATTTTAATTATCGTGACAACTCAGATGATAGCTCCGTAAATTCTGGGACTTGGTTTAAGACTTATGGTGATACAACGCCACTTGATGCGAATGGTTCTATTGGCAATGGAACAGCAACTGAAGTCATTCATATTAAAATTGGAGACTTTCAAAGCCCGTATGGGGTCCCAAGATGGATTGGACCGCTGATTAAAATTATTGGTAATCGTAAAGCCGATGAGCTGAATTATCGTTATTTTGTACAAGGTCGGCACATTCCGTTGGCAATCATGCTTGAAAATGCTCAACTTACACAAGCGAGTGAAGCGACTTTGAAGAGCTATGCTAATTCCATTGGTGGCGAAGAAAATCAACATAAATTTATCTTGCTAGAATCTGAAAAAGTTTCGCCAGGAGAAGAAGCGGCAGGCTATGGAGAAGATAAAAGCAAGCCGTCAATTAGAGTTGAACATCTTGCTGATGTTTTACAAAAGGACGCACTTTTCCTTGAATATGACGAGAATGTCACTCAAGCTGTTTTAGGGGCGTTCAGGCTTCCTCCAATATATGTGGCAAAGACTACTGACTACAACCGAAACACTGCTGAGACTGCCAAAGAATTGACAGAGGAGCAAGTTTTTCAACCTTTACGTGAATCTTATGCTTGGCGGATTAATTCTTTATTTAAAGAGTATGACCTTAAATATGTTGAGGTTTATCTTAAAGCTCCAAAAATTAAAAATATGGATGACGTTACCAAGTTTATTCAAGTTGCAAATTCTGCTGGGTCTGTTGCTCCAAATGATTTGCGCGGACCTTTATCTGATGTACTTGGCTTACCTTTAGAGAACTTTGAGGGTGAGGAGTATAATTTACCCGCCAAACAGTCTAACGCTCAAAACGGGCTAAATTCTGATGATGTGAACTTATCTAAAGCTTATGGCACAGAAACAGGGGCAGATATAGCAGCAGGCATCCGTAAAATGATGCGGAGGGCGCTTGATGAATGATGCGGATTTAATTCGGAAGTCGTTAGAACTATCAGCAGAGGAAAAAGAAGAGCTGATTAAACTTTTGAGAAAAGCGGGTTTTAGCTTTACCGAAACTCTTGCTGATAATATATCTAATATTGAACAGGAATTAGAGGATATACTTCAAGAAGATTATGAGCAAGTTGCACCAATCTTGGAAGAATTAGCTCAGAAAGATAAAAAGCCAAGCCGAAAAATGATTTCAGCAGCACTTGCAGCTAGAGTTTTTATTAGTAAAATGTCCGAAAGAGTCAATCCTAAAATAAAACTTTCTTATGTAACGCTTTTTGATAAATTCAATAGCAAATATAAAGGAAATAGTGAATTTAATCCTAAAAGCCGTCATTCAAAGGAAATTGATAAGTGGCTTAAAGGTTTACCAAAATTAATGGACTTAACTTCTAAAGAGAGATTCATTTTTCTTGTTCAATCCTCGTATGACGAAGGAAAGGGCATTAAATGGCTAGAGCGTAACCTCTCTAAACTAGACGAGTTTGGGCATAGCAGAGCAAGAACTACATCAATTACTGAGGTTTTGAGAATGTATTCAGGCTCTCAGTATGAAGCGATGATGTCCAATCCGAACATAGTGGGAAAGGAATGGAGGCATACTAGTGGTATAGGAGAACCAAGAATGTCACACGGACAGGCAGACGGAACAGTTGTTGCAGTTGATGATTTCTTTATTATTGATGGCGAAAGAGCGAGGTATCCAAGAGACCATCAATTATCGCCAGGTAATTCTATCAGCTGTCATTGTTTCATGAATCCTGTACTTGCTGACAAGTACACCAAAAATTAAACAGAAAGGATAAAAATGCGAAAGCTAGAAAATGTAAAAGTTACCCATGTTTCGTATGTTGATAAAGCAGCAAATAAAAAGCAATTCTTTTTGACTAAATCTGCTAGTGAACCAACTTTTGAAACGACAGTAAAACTTTTGACAAAATCAGATGACCCTCAAAAGCTAGTTTATGGAGTGGTTTATGAGCCTGAAGTGGAAGATGTCCATGGGGATTTCATGGATGCTGACACAATCGAAAAGGCTGCTCATGGATTCATGGAGGACTATCAGCAAATTGACAAACAGCACGATTTCACCACGAATGCTGGAAAGGTAGTGGAGAGTTATGTTGCTCCTGTTGATATGACTATTGGTGAAACCACAATTACAAAAGGAACTTGGGTTCTTGTAACGAAAGCTACAGATGAACTTTGGGAATCAATCCAAAAGGGAGAATTTACAGGATACTCTCTTGCTGGAACAGCAGAGGTCGAAGAAGTCAAGAAACAGACCACTGACAACTTCAATAACAGCAAAATGTATCGTGATATTAATGCTGCGCTTGATGCGTTTCGTTCCGCAACATGGAATATTTTGGATAACTACGATGTTGATGATTCAACAAGGATTGAAGGAATCCAAAAAGAAATTAGTGAATTATCAGCATTAATTAACTCATTTCAAACAACACAACCACTCACTAAACAAGGACTAATCAGTACGGTTAAGTCTTTTTTTAATTTAAAAAAACAGGAGGAAGTCGAAATGACTCAAGAAGAACTTAAAAAAGCTCTAGGTAAAGCTTTTGCACCAATCAATGATCGTTTGGAAGCTTTAGAAAAAGCTACAAAAGACCCTAAAGATGACCCTAAAGATGACCCTAAAGATGACGGCAAAAAGAAAAAAGTTAAAACGGATGATGATGAAGAAGCAGCACTTGATGCGAAAGCAGTAGCAAAAGCAGTTTCTAAAGCAATTGCTCCAATGACTGGACGTCTTGAAGCTCTAGAAAAAGCTCGTGTCAGCAATGCTAATGAAATTATTTCAGAAACAGTTAAAAAGTCAGCAACACCAAGTTATGTTGATGCACTTTTCCCAATTGAAGACTAAAGGAGAAAAACAATATGAACAACACAGAACTTTTACAAAAACAATTTGCTGCTATTTCTAAAGCAGGTAACGACGTGACGCTTCGTTCTGACAATGCGCGTGCATTTGTTTTGGATGTCGTTTCTGGACAAGCGACTCTTCAAAAATTGCCGCCTTACTTTGCTAAATCATCAACTGGCTCTATTGATAAGCTTGGCGTTAAACGTCGCACAATGCGCACACATAAAGGAACAGCTACAACTCCTACAGGTACAGACATTACTGAAGAATCTTCTGTACCATTTACTCTTTCACCATTTTTCGTTGATGCATGGATTGAAAACAGTAATGTATTTTATACTGCTCAAACTCGTGGCCAAGATGTACGCCAAGCGTTGACAACTCTTATGCAACAACAATTTGGAGCTGATTTACAAGACCTTGCTTTTAATGGGGACACTGCCTCAATTGATGAATTCTTGAAACAAAAGGATGGATTCATTAAAAAAGCGCAAGCAGGAGCGGTTGTTAAACTTACTCCTACTACACTTCCAACAATCGAAACACTTACGACTGATGTTGTGGGAGGATTTGAAAGTAAATACATTAACTCTAACTTCAAATGGTTTATGTCATTGAAAACTTCAACTCATTATGTTGCTGAAATTCAAAGTCGTGCAACTAATCTTGGGGATGTAGCAATTGTTAATGGACAACTTACAAATATTGCAGGATTTGCTGTTGAAGTAGTGGAAAACTTCCCAGATGGCGTTATCCTCTTCTCACCATTTGAGAACTTAACTCCAGTTCTTGGATATGAAGTGACAATGCAAACAGCTGCAGCCGATTCAACATCAATTGCTAAACAAGCAACTTATCATTTTGTTTTGACATCAGCCGACTTCGTGATTCGTGAACTTAAAATGGTTGGTATCGTTACTGTAACACCCTAATGTTCCCCAAGAACCAACTGGGGTAACGTTGGATAAGACAACAATAAGTTTAGTTGTTGGAGGTACTGAAACATTGAAAGCTACTGTCATACCAGTAGATGCTGATGATAAAACAGTAACCTTTACTTCTAGTGACCCTACAATTGCTACTGTCACTCCTAAACAAGGTAGTGTAGTAGGTAAAGCTGCAGGCACAACAAAAATTACTGGAACAACAGCTAACGGATTGACCGTTACATGTGATGTTACCGTAACTGCTGAATAATTCTGATAAAAGGAGTGGTTTGTGCCACTCTTTTTTTGGAAAGGAGGTCAAATGGAATATGTAGATAAAACTTATTATGACGAAACTTACAATGGAGAAACTCTTACGGATGATGAGTTTTCAAAATTCAATAAACGCTCACAGGATATCATTGATTCTTTGACGAGTTATCAAATCTCTCAAATTGGATTTGATGATCTAAAGAATAATGTTCAAGAGCTTATTAAAAAAGCTGTTTGCGCTCAAATTGAATACTTCAAAGTTGAAGGTATTGAATCAAATATAAGCGGCGTCAGTTCATCATCTCAAAGCGTTTCTATTTCTGGGTTTAGTTATTCTTCAAGCCAACCTTCTTCAAGCAGGCAGACAAACAGAATATCTCCCAGTACATTAATGTATCTGGAAGGAACGGGTCTTTTAGTCAAAAAGGAGGTAAAAATAAGTGTTATTTGAACCAATCCCGAAAAGACTACTGATTCATGAAGTAACCTACACAGAGCCGCCAAACGTTGGCGATGGTTCTATGGGAGGTGGCTCTAAGCCTAAAAATACAGTAATTAAGAATGTACGATTTACTCCAACTCGAAAGAAAGTGACTAAATCGGACAATACAGAAGCATATACAAATGGCATTCTGTTTATTGATTCGGTAAATTCTAGCCCTTTCATTGAAATTAACGAGGGAGGAAAGATAACTTTTAAAAATAAGAAGTTAAATATTATTGGCTGTCTTGAAGCTTATACTGACCAAGGAACCCCTCATCATTTGGAGGTACAGTTACAATGAGTGTTAAATTTAAAGGAAACTTTAACCGAGTTGATAGAGCAATTAAAAAAGCACTCAATCCAACAAGCGTAGAGTTTGCCAAAAAAGCCAATAAGTATGTCAAAAAAGATACTGGAGCAACTGAATCGAGCGTTTGGAGCGCTAGTAACTTTGATAAGGGGCAAGTTATCTGGGATACAGATTATGCTGCTTATGCTTACTATATTGGTACTCCATCTAAGGAACATAACCCAGATGCCGAGCAGAGGTGGGGAGAAGTTGCAAAGTCACGAGATATGGAAGATATTAGAAGAGTTGCTCAAAATGCTATTAAGGAGAATCTTTGATGGATATATTTTCAGTTCTTTCTAATCGTTTGCGAACTTTACAACTAGAAACGCCACGATTAACCGATAGTGGCCGCCAAATTATCCAAGAGGATAATCCTCCACAAGATAATGAGCGTGACATATCGCTTCAATCTGTGGCGTCTGGGCAAGGAATAAAAGACCTTTCTCTTGGTAGGGAAATGTCTTTTTTAGTCCAAGTCACAATAAAAAACACTGACCAATTGCAAGCTTACAATGATGCATGGAAGATAGCCAATGATTTTGATAGATTACCTCGTTATGAAAATAATGAACTGGTAACTCTTGAATCAGGAAATGGCTCTTTTTTCTTTGATTCTAGTTCCGTTTATACTCAACCAAGAAATCTTGGAAAACAAGAACATGATGCCTATCTTTATGTTTTAACGCTTGTACTAAATATTAGAAAATAAGGAGAAAAAGTAAATGACTTATACAGGATTTGCCTTAAATTACCTCAATAAGTACGAAATTGGAGAAGCAGGAGCTGTTGACCCTATCACAGGTAAAGTAAAAGCACCTACTCAACTTTATGAACTAGCAGAAGGCATTCAATCTGTCGATTTAAAAAATGATGAAGATTCATCGGATTATTCTTACTATGCTGATAAAGGCGGTAAGCAAACGAATATTTCATCTGTTTCGACAAGCTATGCATTTAAAGGTCACCGTCGATATGCTGATAGTGATGCACAATCGTTTATTCGCGAACGACTTGCTAAAACAGGTCAAGACCGTGTTGTCTATTTCAAACATACAGAACCAGATGGACGAATTATTTCTGGTAATGCCACTCTTTCAGGAATCGTTCATGGTGGTGGGGATGCCGGTGAGCGCGGTAACTTTGAAGCAACTGTCACTTTCAATGGATTGCCAGATGATTCAAAACCAACAACGGGTGCGTAATACATACATAAAGCTAGAGGGGGTTCCTTCTAGCTTTTATTTTTTAAGGAGAAAAAATGGCAAAAAATCAAAATGAAATCGTAGTTGAACTTAAGAAAAACGTCATCCCTACTCGTGTTTTTGGAATCAAGTTCGAAATTAAAATGGGTACTCGATATTTAAAAAAATATACAGAAGAGCTTCCTAAAATTAATGAGCAAATTGAGAGCAAGCGAAAAGAAGTCAAGATTTTAGAGGGTAAAAATGACATTAAAGCATTATTTGAATTACTTGAATTCATTAAATCAAAAATTCAAGAATACACAGACTTAATTTTGGGTGATGGTGCTTTTGAAAAACTCTATGATGTTGCAGATGAAGATTTATTTGTAGTTGAAGAAGGAATGCGTCAAGTAACAGAGCAGTTTCAATTGATTCAAACAAAATCTAAAGCTCAATCATTTATTGACGGTAAAAAACGTTAAGACAGGAGGCTTTACATGGTACTTTCTCTTTCATGGAGTCAGCCAGATGTAATTGAAGCCAAAACTGCTGATTATGAAGTTGTAATGGATTTTTCACGAGTTTTGAGGTTATTTGAGCTTTATAAGCAAGATGATATCGATGTATCTGAAAAACTGTTCATTACCATTGAAATGTTCTTTTTAACGCCTATTAATGAGATACCAGAGGAAGACTTTCAGATAATACTTGAAGGATTAACACAAAAGATAATCGGTGATAATTCTAGGGAAGAAACAGTTGAGAGAGATATGAAGGGCAATATCCTCGAAGAAGAGAAGAAATTTTATGACTTTGAGGAAGACGCTGATTATATCTTTGCTTCATTTATGCAAGATTATGGAATTGATTTAATAAAAGAGCGTGAGAAATCCAATTATTACTGGAATAAAGTTCAGTCTGGAAAGATGTCGCTCGAAAAATTTAGAAATCATACCATGAGTTGGGATAAGTTTAACGCTCTCCTAACTGGGTTGTCGGAAACTTCTAAGTTTAGGCGCGTGATTGAAATTCGGCAGATGGAAATTCCTGAAAATGCTACTGAAAAAGAGCGTAAAGAAATCAAAAAAGCTAAAAGTGCAGTTGCTCTGAAATCAGACCGCGAAAAAATTGAATTCGAAATGATGGATTTAAAAGAGCAACGGGAGTTCATGAGAAGAAAGGAGGAAGAATTAAATGGCCAATGATGGAGCAGTAGTAATTGACGTCTTGTTAGATAGTGCAAAGGCAATGACTGAATATAATAAATTAGGTTCGGTCATGTCTGGAACTGGTAGCAAAATAGGCAGTGCTTTAAAAGCTGGAACAGCTGCAGCAATTGCTGGAACAGCCGCAGTTGGTGTTGCAGCTGTTGGAATTGGTAAGCAAGTTCTTGCCTCCTATGCTGATTATGAACAGTTAGTAGGTGGTGTTGATACTCTTTTTGGCAATGCTTCTAAGACAGTACAAGGATTTGCTGATAATGCATATAAAACAGCAGGGCTGTCAGCTAATGCCTATATGGAAACTGTAACAGGTTTTTCAGCCTCTATGGTTGCATCTCTTAAAGGAGATACTGCAAAGGCTGCTGATTACTCTAATCAAGCAGTTGTCGATATGGCAGATAATGCCAATAAAATGGGTTCAAATATCGGTGATATTCAGAATGCTTATCAAGGTTTTGCAAAACAAAACTACACCATGCTTGATAACTTAAAACTTGGATATGGTGGTACTCAAGAAGAAATGAAGCGCCTCTTATCTGACGCTGAAAAATTCTCTGGACAGAAGTATGATATTTCTAGTTTTGCTGATGTAACTCAAGCCATTCACGTTGTACAAACGCAAATGGGTATCACTGGAACGACAGCAAAAGAAGCGGCTTCAACTATCAGTGGTTCAATTGATAGTACAAAAGCGGCTTATCAAAATTTGATTACTGGTCTGGGTAGTAGCAACGCTAATATCAAACAATTAGTCGATAACTTAATGGGTTCTTTGACTAATGTTATTAACAATATTACTCCTATTATCGGAAATCTAATAACTGCACTACCTCCTGTTATCACTGGTTTATTGGGGGCAATTGCTAAACTTTTGCCAACAGTATTCTCTACAGTTTCATCACTTTTTGGAACTTTACTGACTACAATTGTTAGCCTTTTGCCAACGGTTATTCCCTCTTTTACTGCAGGAATAATTTCATTGGTAAACTCAATAATTACAGTAATACCTAGTATCATTCAGGCTGGGGTTAATATCATTATGAGTTTAATGCAAGGTATTGTTGGAGCTACACCTCAACTTACTTCATCACTTGGGCAAGCGGTTCAATCGCTTATTAGTACATTAGCTCAAAGTGGGCCACTTTTAATATCGCAAGGAATATCCATGATTTCAGGGTTAATTAATGGGATTTCTCAGCAAATTCCAGCCCTGATACCATTATTAACAAATGCTCTTCTTGGAATGGTTAATGCTTTTGTAACAGGATTGCCTATGTTTATTAATGCAGGTCTTAATTTAATTTTAGCAATTGTTCAAGGATTGAGTGCTGCCTTACCTCAATTAATTGCTAACTTTCAAGCTATGATTCCTCAACTCATTAATATTTTGATGGTAAGCATTCCTCAAATTATTAATACAGCCGTTCAGATTATTTTAGCTTTAATAAATGGATTTGTAACCGCACTTCCTCAATTAATGCAAATGTTCACAACGTTATTACCTCAAATCATTCAGGTAATAATGACAACTTTACCTCTTTTAGTTCAAGCAGCACTTCAAATAATTATGGCGTTGGTTGAGGGTATTACAACTGCTTTACCAATGCTGATTGATTCATTTACAGCATTGATGCCACAGCTCGTTACTATTATCATTGTTAATTTACCTACTATTATTCAAGCGGCTATTAAAATAATTCTTGCGATTGTTGATGGTATTGCGCAAGCATTGCCAGCATTAACTCCAGCAATTGTTCAGGTTATATTGATGATTGTTAAGACAATTATTAATAATTTACCATCGATTATTATTGCTGCTATTCAGATTTTGGTAGCAGTTGCCAGCGGGATACTTCAAGCTATACCAAAAGCAACAGGGGCAATAAATAATATGATAAATGCTTTGCTGAGATATATCGCTTCATCTATTGGAGACTTCTTAAGCAAAGGTGGACAAATCATTGGAAGCTTTGTAAATGGTATTATTAGCGGCAAAAATCCAGTTGATGTTTTTAAGAATTTTATAAAAGATATCGCTGGTTTATTTGGACTAGATACACTTTATGAACAAGGTTCCGCAATCATTAGCGGATTTTTTAATGGTTTGAAAGACAAATTCGAAGATGTTAAGAGCTGGGTAGGTGGTATTGGTAAATGGATTTCAGACCATAAAGGGCCTATTTCTTATGATAGACGCTTACTCATTCCTCATGGTGGTTCAATCATGGAAGGGTTGGACGAAGGACTTCAAGACAAGTTCAAAAAAGTTCAAGCTAATGTTTCATCTATGGCTAACAAGCTAGCTGATTCGCTCACAGGAGGATTACCTTCGCTTGATACAGCATTAAATGCTACTGTCACAGGGTCTAGCACATTTAGTCAATCTCAGCAAGCTAATTCAAATAGTTCTAATCTTGCTTCGAAAGTAGATAGAATGGCAGATAAAATTGATGAAATGAACAAACGCAAAATCATTTTAGATATAAATGGCAAACCTTTTGCTGAAGCGGTTTATGATGATTTTAAAAAAGTTTCTGACACAAAAACTACCATTGCAGATTTACTAGATTTTTAAGAAAGGAAACTAAATGTTTAAAGTCAAATATGGAGATGATTATTTAACGGACTATGTAAGATTTATTAAAGTGAATCGAGGTTCAGCTAGCGAAAGCGAATTATTACTTGAAGAAAATTCTGGAGACGGGACTAAGGTACTAAAAAGCAGAAGGAAAGCAAAAGAAATTCCAATGACTTTCCATGTTATTGATGGTCTTGATGTTAATGTTGTTCGAGAAAAACTAGGGAGTATCATTTCTACTAATGTAATTAAACAACTCACTTTTAGTGATACACCTAATATTTACTATGAAGCAACCCTTACTGGAGCTATTGAGTATACAGACGATGGCTTTTTTGCTGATGGAGGATTTACATTACTTGTTCCGAAAGGTTACGCAGAATCAGTAGATACAAAAACGTTAAATAATGATAACTCAGGACAGGAAAATGGAACCATCATAAACAATGCCGATAATTCTATTTCGGTATTAATCAATAATAATGGGACATTGCCAATCTTTCCAACAATTAAAATCACACCCACCGCTGAATCAGGCTTCTTTGGAATAGCGGGGCAGAATGTTCTTGAAATTGGGAATCCAGATGAAGCGGACGAAAAACGAAAAACGAAACAAACAACGATTGCGGATTTCAAAACTCAGTCAGATTTTGAC